CATCTGCATTGACCCAAAGCGTTGCCCCGACACAGCGCGGGAATTTGGCGAGTACGAGTACGAGGTGGGCAAGGACGGCCAGGTGCTGCCCGGCTACCCCGACGCTGACAACCACCACATTGACGCCGTGCGCTACGCCACCAACCGCCTGTGGACAAGGCGCGGGACCTGACGCCGTGGATGTTGTGCAGGTGTACGGCATTGCGCTGGAGAAAGGCGAGTATGACAGCAGCGACTATGCGAACAGCCTGAACTGGCTGTGGAGCCGGATGAAGGATATGGTGGCCGATCTGCGGCAGACGCTGAAGGGCGGTGATGCCGCATGAAAAAGGCCAACGCCCCCGCGCCCGCCGATGTGCAGGTGCTGCTGCCCGCCGCGATGATGAACGGCAAGGCCGTTGTGGATAGCCGAGAGGTTGCACGGATGCTGGGTAGGCCACACAAAAACCTTCTGGCGGACATTCACCGCTATATTTCGGCCATGGAACGCCGAAAAGCAGACGGGCTAAATTTTCAGCCCGTCGCAAGAGATTTTCAGCTTGTCGATTTCTTTGTCCCCAGCACCTACACCAACGACCACAACCAGACTTTCCCCTGCTATCTCCTGACCCAGAAGGGCTGTGAGATGGTGGCCAACAAGCTGACGGGCGAAAAAGGCATTTTGTTTACCGCCGCCTATGTGAACGCCTTCCACGCCCTGCAGGAGCAGGCGCAGGCCGGGGCCATGGTGCCCACGGTGCGGGCGGCCCCTGCGGCGCTGCCCGCGGCCCCCGCCGCGCCCGGCATTGCCGAGATGGAAGCCGAGACCCGCCGCAACAACAGCCGCCTGAAGCTGGCCCAGATGTGGCTGGCCATGGCGGAAACGGCGGGCAAGGCCAAGAAAGCCCACTACCGCCAGTGCGCCGAGAACGCGCTGCTGGGCAAAGCGTAACCAACTAAATACCGCACCGCCCACCCTTGCAAGAGGGTGGGTGGAATTTTTTATACCTTTATGATAGGAGCCTGCCATGAACCGACTGCACCGCTGGATGATCGAGAAGTTTTTGCCACGCTACGCGCACGAGCTGCTGCTGGACGAGCTGGCCGCCACCGACAAACGGCTGGCCGCCGCCCGGCAGACCATTGCCGAGCTGAGCGCCGAGAACCGGGCGCTGCGGTTTGCCCTGCGGCAGATCGGGCGCGGGTGCCGCACGGAACGGGAGGGCGCGCCGCCGCATGAAAGTGACGAAATATTGTGAGCATTGCCCGTGGCGCAGCGCAGACCCCTACTGCCTGTGGCCGCGCTGCTTTAAGAAGTACTTGACAGGACCACAACAGGAAAGGAAGAAGCAAGCCGATGAACGCATTGCTGCGGGCGCTGACGGACAGCCGCGGAATTGAGAACATTGAACAGGCGCTGGGAATGCCGGACATTACCAGCGACGCCATGCGACGCGCCATCGACGGATGGTTTGACGCCTGGTTCAGCCGGGTGCCCCCGGACGAGGAGGACCCCTGCCAGCGCATCCCCTACGCCGTGGTGAACAAGCTGGGCAAGGCGGTGTTTGCGGAGTACGACAGCAGCCTGCAAAACACCGGCACCCCCAAGCTGCAATACCTGGACCGCGCGCGGCAGGCGTTCGACGCCAAAAAGCGCGAGCTGCTGCAATGGTGCATGGTGGGCGGCGAGACGTGGGCCAAGCCGGTGTTTGCGCCGGACGGCCTGACGTGGCAGGTGATCCGGCGCGACGCGGTGCTGATCTTGGGCCGCGCGCCGGACGGGCGCGTGACCGACCTGGCCTGCTGCGAAAAAAGCGTGGTGGCCGACCGCCAATATTACACGCTGGTGGAGCGGCGCACGACGGGGCCGGACGGGCGGCTTACGATAGAAAACCGGCTGTACCAGGCTGACAACAAGGCAACGCTGGGGCGGCGGGTGCCGCTGCAAAGCCTGGCGCAGTACGAACGGCTGGCCGACGCCTACACCTACCCCGCGCCCCTTGACGGGCTGGGGCTTGTGGCGCTGAAAATGCCGACAGTCAACTGTGTGGACGGCAGCCCGGACGGCGTGGCCGTGTATGAGCCTGCCATGGGGCTGATCCACAACATCAACCGCAACGAGTACCAGCTGGCGCGGGAGTTTGAACTGGGCCGGATGCGCATTGCCGCCAGCGCCGACCTGCTGACAGCGGAGAACGGGCGCAAGCGCCTGCGGGACGACTTGTTCGTTGGGCTGGAGGGCAGCGAACAGACGGTGGGGATCACGGCGTTTGCCCCGGCGCTGCGCAACGAAAACTACGAAGCACGGCGGCAGGCCTACCTGAAGGCCGTGGAGAACCTGCTGGGCGTCAAGCGCGGCATTTTGTCCGACGCCGAGGCCGTGAGCAAAACGGCCACCGAGATCAACTCCAGCGCCGGGGATTACAGCCTGTCCATCATTGAGTTCCAGAACCTTTACTATGACGCTTTGCAGGCCGCGCTGCGCCTGGCCGACCAGCTGGGGCAGGCGTACCGCCTGTGCGACGGCACGGCCTGGGACACAGAGGTTTTGAACGTGACGTGGGGCAACGGCGTTTTGTACGACGCCGACAAGGAATGGGCCGACCGGCTGGCCATGGTGCAGCAGGGAATGCTGCGCCCGGAACTTGCGCTGGCGTGGAAGTTTGACCTGCCGTGCGATACCGAGGAGGACCTTGCCGCCATACGGCAAAAGTATATGCCGACGATGCAGGACATGGAAAGCTGAGGGATAAGCGATGACCGCCACACAGCGCGAGGGCCTGAGCGACGCGGCACTTGCCCTGACGCAGCCCGTGATCGACGAGCTTTTGAAGGACATTGCCCGGCGCATCAAAGACGCCGGCGCCATTACCGACACGGCGGAATACCAGATCTACCGCGCGCAGGCGCTGGGCGAGAGCAAGCAGGCGATCAAGGCCGCTGTTGCCAGGCAGATCAAGGCGCAGGACAAGGTGATCGACAGCCTGTTCGACTACATTTTGGACAACAGCACACCCCTGACCGCGAACGGCAGCCTGAAGCAGATCGCAGAGGGCTACGCCAAAATGAGCCGCCAAAAGACCGCCGAGCAGCTAAAAAACCTGTGGGCGGACACGCCGCAGGGCAAGGTGCTGCCCATCCAGGACGCCTACGCGAAGGCGCTGGACTTTGCCTTCCGCCAGACCGTGACGGGCGCGCTGGACACGGAGACCGCCATCCGCCGCGCCTGCGCGCCGCTGGCCAAGCGCGGCCTGCGCACCATTGAACAGAAAAGCGGGCGCAGCGTGGGCATTGAGTACGCCTGCCGCCGCTACCTGATGGACCAGCTGGGTGAACTGGACGACGAGGTGCAACAGGTGACGCACGATGAGCTTGGCTGCGACGGCTGGGAGATCAGTGCGCACCTGGCGTGCGCGCCCGACCATGAGCCGTACCAGGGGCGACAGTACAGCGACGCCGAGTACGAGAAACTGAACAACAGCTTACAGCGGCGCATTGGGCATTTGAACTGTGGCCACACGGCCAGCCCCATCATTTTGGGCGTGAACGCGCCGCAGTACACCGAGGAACAGCTGCGGGAGCTTGCCGACGCCAACGAGCGCGGCGTGACCTACAACGGGCAGCACTACACGCTGTACGAGGCTGGGCAGGAGCAGAGCCGGTTGGAAAACGCCGTCCGCACCTGCAAGCGCCACATTTTGATGAACCGCGAAACCGGCGACGCCAAAAACCTGAAGAACAACCAGATCCGCCTGCGGGTGCTGCAAAGCGAATACGGCAAGTTCTGCAAAGCGACGGGCCTGCCCACGCGCACCGAGCGCCTGCAAACGGCAGGCTTTGGCCGCAGCGAGGCGAACAAGGCAGTGTGGGAGTATAAGAAAAGCTCCGGCACCAAAGCGTCCGACCTGGGCGGGCAAGCGCTGCACACCGTCACGGACGAAGCGATACAGGCTGTGCCAAAGCCGTTTTTCCGGGGGCTGAGCAACAAAGCCAACACGGCGGCGCAGGGCTATGCCCGCGACCTGCTGACGAAGGTGAAAGACCTGCCGCTGGGCACCGAGGCTACGGTATCCTTTACCGAGGACGGGCAATGCAGCTGGGAAGTGGGCGACCTGAAGGAAATGCGCGTTAAAGTGAAAGACCTTCAGGTCCCGTATTATTCCTTGCACAACCACGCGAGCAATGGTATACTTAGCCCAGAGGATATTTTCCAGCTGGCCAAACACGACAACATGAAAGGCATCGGCGCAGTTGGGCATGATGGCGCACTGCATACCTGTGAAAAGGTGTTCGGATACAAGAAGGAGAACTTCAACCGCTGGATGGACGGCCTGCTTGAAAAATATCCTCTATATCAGAGCCAAGATGCAAATAAAGTTGAAACAGCACTGAAACAGCGCATCGACCTTGCAAACGAACTCCGGCAGGATGGTGATAAACATGGACTCCGCTTTTCGGGATAACCCGGCCACACCAAAAGAAATTGAGCGCTGGCGTGGAAATATTGCCAAGGCGCGCCCTTACACGGACGATGACCCTGAGCCGTGTTATTTCGACTGGATTCCAGACCCTGCACGTTCAAATGCGACTGTTGCTATGGAGCTTTTGAAGGCTGCCGGTCTGTGGACAGAAGAAGATGAACGCATTGCCTTTGGTCCGCACGATGAGGATTAAACCCAATTTAATTGCCGCTTGCACCCCAATTAAGGGGTGCTTTTTTGATGCTTAAATTTTGATACGGAGATGCCTTTATGCCTCACAACCGTACACCCCCGAACCGCCCCGGCCCCAGCGGACCGGGGCAAAGCTATACCCCGCCCGGCCCACGGCTGTGGCCGCACCGCAACCGCCCGCGGGACAAGCTGCCGCGCCAGACCCGTAAGCCCACCATATATAAGGAAAGGACAGACCCGCATGATCGAATGGATGAAAGAGATCCTGGGTGATGCTTACACCGAGGACATTGACAACAAGATCACCGCCAGGCTGACGGCGGACTACGCGCCCAAGGCCGACCTGGAGGCCGCCAACACTGCCAAAAGCGAAGCTGAAGCCGCGCTGGCCGCGGCCAACGACAAGTACAAGGACGTTGACATCGACGCCCTGCGCGCCGATGCCGAGAAGTACAAGGCGGAGGCCGCCCAGGCCCGCAAGGACGCGGACGAGCGCGTGGCCGCCGTGCAGTTTGACGGCAAGCTGGACGCCGCTATCACCGCCGCGCACGGGCGCAGCGCCAAGGCTATCCGCGCGCTGCTGGACGTGGATACCCTGAAAGGCAGCGACAAGCAGGACGAAGCCATCACCGCCGCCCTGGCCGCGCTGCAAAAGGACAGCGGCTACCTGTTTGAGAGCGGCGAAACCCCGCCGCCCTACGCCGCCGGAACCGGCAGCACCGCGCTGCACGGGGCCGACGCCGACACCGCGATGCGGCAGGCCATGGGCCTGCCCATCGACAACTGATAGGAGGAATGCCCTATGGCAAATGCAATCGAACTGGCAAAAAGCTATGTGCCCAAGCTGGACGAGGTGTACAAGCTCGCCTCGCTGACCGCCATGCTGGACGGCGCGTCCGACCTGGCAAGGCAGGGCGCGAACGCGAACGAGCTGATCATCCCCATGATGACGATGGACGGCCTGGCCGACTACAGCCGCAACAGCGGCTATGTGCAGGGCGATGTGACCCTGACCAACGAAACGGTCAAGTGCAACTTTGACCGCGGCCGCCGCTTTACCGTGGACACCATGGATGACCTGGAAACGGCAGGGCTTGCTTTTGGCCGCCTGAGCGCCGAGTTCATCCGCACCAAGGTGGTGCCGGAGCTGGATGCCTTCCGCTTTGCCGCCTACTGCGGCAAAACCGGAGTCACGAAGGTGGAAGGCGCGCTGGCGGACGGCAGCGCCGTTTTGCAGGCGCTGCGCGCAGCCAGCACCGCCCTGGATGAAGCCGAGGTGCCGCTGACCGAGCGCTACCTGTTCATCACGCCCAGCCTGCACGGCATGGTACAGGACCTGGACACCACCAAGAGCCGCGAGGTGCTGAACAACTTTGCCAAGATCACCGACGTGCCGCAGACCCGCTTTTACACCGCCATCAAGCAGCTTTCCGGCGCGAGCACCGAGAGCGCGGGCGGCTACACGAAAGGCGACGGCGCGGCGGAGCTGAACTTTATGGTGATCCACAAGCCCGCCGTGATCCAGTACACCAAGCACACCGCGCCCAAGATCATTGAGCCGTCCGTGAACCCCGACAGCGACGGGTACATTTTCGGCTACCGCATGGTGGGCATTGCGGACATCTACGCGAACAAGACCGCAGGCGTGTACGCGCACCACAAGGCGGTGGGCTGATGAGCAAGACGATCGGGTATATCCTGCCGAAGCCGACGCCCGCGCCGCAGGAGAAGCCTGCCGCGCCGAAAGCCGCCCGCAAAAAAGCGGATGCCGAACAAGAGAAGGCCCATGACTGACTTTAATTTTTACAGCGAAACCTACTGCGGCAGCCTGATCCCGGCCGATGCGTGGGACGCGGTGTGCCGCGACGCCGAGGCCCAGATGAACCGGTACGAGCGCATCTACCATGTCAGCTACCCGCAGACCGGCAGCCGCAATATGGCCGTGTGCGCCATGGCCGAGGCGCTGTACGAGTTTGCGCAGCTGCAGGACGCGGGCGGCGCGGTGCAGAGCGTGAGCGTGGGCAATGTGAGTGAGAACCGCGCGGCGGTGGCCGCGCCGGACACAAGCGCCGCCGCGCAGGCAGCGGAGCTGTACCGCCGCGCCGGGCTGTACGCCGACATTTACAGGGGGTGCTGAAATGCAGCGATATTTTGCCAGGGACCAGACCCTGACTTACCCGCTGTGCACGATGACCGTGACGGTGTACCACACGACGTTCAACCCGTTCGAGTGCCGCCGCGCCGTGCTGGAGGGGGTACACTATGAAACCCGCCGCACGGTGGCGGTGGACAAGACTGGCGCGGCACACAGCGCGGGGTACCTGCTTATTATCCCGCAAAAGACCGCCGCGCGCGTGAGCCCCACAGTTGACACCGGCATGGACGGCACCTATGTTTTGCAGCCCGGCGACCGTGTGGTCGCGGGCGAGGGGCCGGAAATCACGACCCGTGAGGAGTGGGCGGCGCTGCTGCCCAGCGACTACGACGTGACGACCGTAACCTGGGTGGAACAGAAATACTGGCACGGGCAGCCGTGCCATGTGGAGGCAGGGGCATGAAGTGCAGGGTGACCGTGGACATCCCGGACGGCGAGGGCTGGGTGGAAGCGCTCGGCCTTGGGCGGGACGGGCCGGTGCAGCAATTCCATACCGCAAATGTACTGCGGCGTATCCAGAAGTATATGCCGTACCGCACCGGCGCAACCATCAAGCTGACGATCGCGCAGACCGACACCCATGTGCCGGAGATCGTGACGGATAACCCGCAGGCGCGGTACCTGTATTACGGCATGAGCAAAAGCGGAAAGTCGCTGAACTATACCCATACCAAAAACCCGCTGGCCGGGCCGCGCTGGGATGAAGCCGTTATGGCCGCCGAGGGCGACGCCATGGCCGCCGACCTTGCGCGCTACATGAGGAGGATGCTGAAATGACAGACCTTGAATGCCTGATCGAATGGCTGAAAACCTACGACGGCTACGATATTCTGGGAAGCTGCCAGGTGGACTATACCGACCAGATCCCCAACCAGGGCTTTGTGTTCCCACAGGGCTTGGTGGAGGTAGAGCGCAGAGAGGATATTCTCGGAAACGTGACGCTAACCGACCGTTATAACTTTGGCCTGTATTTTACGTTTGAGAAGCCCCTGCAGGACGACACGGCAGCCCGCGCCAACGCAAGCTGGGTGATGGACTTCCAGCGCTGGGTACAGGAACAGAGCGCCCGCGGGCTTGTGCCGAACTTTGGCAATACCGAAACGAAAGCCACCGCGCAGGCCCAGAACGGTACACTGTACAGCGCCGAGGACAGCGGCACCGCGCTGTACATGGCAGTGCTTTCCGTCACATTCAAACGAAAAATTGAAAATCGAGGTGAACTGATCCAGTGAA